TCTTATCATTGCTCCTATCATCCATGAGTTCATCAAGGGTGGTGCTGACCGTGCAGGTATCGACTACGAAGAAGGTTTCCCTGACGATAGTAAAGAGAAGCGTAAGGTCAAGTATGCTATCAATAGCAAGAAGGCCCGTAAGCTACTCGATGAGTACGAAGAGAAGACTGGTGAGACTACTGACTTCCTATCAGGTGAGACAGATACAGTTGAGACAGAACAAGAAGAGATGATGCCTGAAGAAGGTATGATGGATAATGAAGCTATGATGAGCGAAGAGCCAGCAGCACCTATGGGTGGTCTGATGTCACGTCCGTCGAAGAATGAGGGTGTAGTATAATGTCATTTTGGGCTGGAGTAGTACAGGGCGTTAAAGATATTGATGTCCTTAAAGAGAAAGAGGCTTTGGCCGATGAGCGTCAGTCTGTTCGCGACCAAGAGAATGCGTACCGTGAGCAGATACGCTTGTACAACGAGAAGCGTGATGGTATCGCTGACGCACGTAATGCAGCTCTAGATGCTATCAATGTTGAGAAGTGGGGTTTCGAGAAGGCTCAGATGGGTCAGTCCGTCCTAGACGCAGCTAATGGCCTAGGTATCGGAGGCCCTACTGCTACTGGTGGCGGGGGTGGAGGTGGTTCTGTTCCAACTCCAGACGCTATCAAGGATAGTGGCGTAAAGTTTGGGGGCTGGTTAGACACTCAACTATCAGATGAGACTCTCAGCCAAGAAGACGTTGACTACCTTACGAACGTGAGTGAGTCTTTTGTTGACCCGAAGGACGCACATGAGTACTGGAGTGTCGTTACTGGAATACGTGAAACGACAGGCCAAATGCCTACAGTAGCCCAACTCCGTGCGTCAGTAACTGTCACTCAGGTTCCTGGGTACGCAGACAATAAGCAGAAGGCAGTAGAGACCTTAGCTGCTATCAACAGTCTTGATGTTAGTACACCAGAAGGTCTTTCACAGGCTACGACTTTGTATAACCAATTGAAGAGGATTGACTTGAATGCAGCTACTATCGATGCTGATACGAGTAGCTTCCTAAACGCTGAAGACTTAGGTAAACTCCATACACAACAAGTTGAGATCTTGGATACAGAACTTGCAACTAACTGGTTGAGTGAATCTGACAAGTCTAAGCTAGACCTAGCGAAGGGTGTGTCTAAGGACATTCTTATGGCTGACTTCCGTAAGACGTACGGACCTCGGGCTCTAGAAGCTCTCACAGGTTTGTACCCGCAGCAGTTTAACCGCTACGCAGATAACCCAGCATTCCGTACCTTTATAAGCGGGCCTAGCAGTAACACACCTGTTCAAGGTGGTGGCAATGGCACGGATGGTGGTACTGGTACCGTTGATACAGCGGCTATCTTTGCTGACCTGTCTAAGGACCCAAACAATACAGAACTTCAACGTATGGTTGTTGAAACTGTTGGTCCAGAAGTCTTTAACTCAATGATGCAACAGATTGAAAGACCTGCGGAGTTTGCAAGTGGTTTTACCCCTAGTACTGAATTTAGCACTGGAGAGGCTGGCGGGGGTGCCTACGGTATTACTCCAGATAACCTAGAGTACACAGGTGGTCGAGACCGAGCTGCTCCTGATGCTGGTGATGTAGCAGCGGGCTTTACTGTACGGACACCATACACAGGTATGTCCTTGAAAGATAGTGCCGCTGAGCTTGCACGATTGAATGCGGCTGAGGTTACTGACCAAGATGCGATAGATAACCTTATTGAGTACATGAATGACACATGGGATCCTGAGGATGTCAGTAAAGCGTTTGAGTATATTGATAATCAGGGTCCTCTTCCAACACCTCCTACCTCCCCGAAAGCTGGACGTAACCTAGACGCAGACAACTTGATCGGTTTCAATCCTGAGAGTGGAGGTTATACGCCTACGCAGATGGGTGCAACTGAGTTGAACTTACCTAAAGTACTAGAGGCTCTTAGCCCAGAAACAAGAAAAGTAGTTGAGGCTGAATTGCAGACAATGCCTGAAGAGGTTGCTCGTAGTGAGGGCTATCGTCCTGTTCAAATAGGTGCAACTGAACTGAATCTACCTAAGGTCCTTGATGGTCTTAGCGCAGAGGCGATGAAGCTAGTTGAGTCTGATCTACAGGCTTTCGCTGAGCAACCTGCTCGTAGTGAAGGCTACCGTCCTCCTGAGATGGGTGCAACTGAGTTGAACTTACCTAAGATTCTCGAAGCGCTTAGCCCAGAGACACGTAAGATAGTCGAGGCTGAACTACAAGTAACGTCTGGGGATACAAACCTAGGCCGAATGGAACAGTCACGACTAGATCGGGTTGGAATGGAATCTGATAGGCTCTCTACGGAATCTAAGTCTATGCCAAACGGGTATACCCCTACACAGATGGGTGCAACTGAGTTGAACTCACCGAAGGTACGGTCTGCACTAGACTCCGTAACAGCAGAGTACGTAGCAGCTAAAGGAGAACCTTTGGCACCTGAGGAAGAGCTAGCCATCGGTATTGAAGCTATCGTCAAAGGTCTCTCTGGAAATGGTATGGACCAAGCTGAACTTGACGATCTAATCATTGAACTACAAGAGAAGTTCGGTGATGAAAGGGTTCAAGAGGCGCTAGTACTAGCTATGAATCAATAACAATAAGAACGTAGGAGTAACACATGGCTGGTCTATCCGATACCTTTAAACCCGTGAATGTAGCTGAAGAGAAGGATGAGTTAGGTCGTCCCACCAATCGACTTGAAGATACTCTCAAGTCTACACCAGTCCCTCAGGCGGCTCCTGCAGCCCCTGAGCCTACTCCTGCGCCTGAGCCTGAGATGGAAGAGGTTCCTAGAGAAACTCCGTCTTGGTATAAACCATCTTATGATGGGTCAGGTCAACCACTCGAGGGTACTGTAGACGTACAGATGAGTGAAGCTATTCCTACCCAGCAGTCAGTTACAACTGGTGTCGATAAGCCAGCTTGGTTTAATCCGTCTTATGATGCGTCAGGCAAACCTTTATCAACTCGTGAAGTTCAAGCAGCTACACAGATGGAGGAGACTGGCACTACTTGGAACTTCTTACCACCAGGTGTAGAGGCTCAGACATACACTGTAGATGACTTCTACACCGATGAGAAGCTTATCAATCCAATCATGGCACACATGGAGGCTCGTCGAGGTTCGTCTTGGGTTAATAAGCATTCTGAAGAGGAGGTGATTGATGCCTTCGTTCAGGAACGTCGGTCTACCTCTGCTGGTAATAGCATCCGTGGTCTCGCTGACTTTGCTTACCTCAAGGGGTTAGAGGGTGACACAGACAGGTTACGTAGCGCAGCAGAAGCTTACAGCATCTTTGATAACGCTGAGGGTTCCTTCTCTGAGAACTCGTCTTGGTCTAACGCTGGACAAGCTGTAATCGACTACACACAAGGCATAATCCTTGACCCTATCAACTTAGTCACACTAGGTTGGGGTAAGCTGGTAACAGGTGGTGGTACACGTATTGCTACAGAGGCTGTTAAGCGTGAAGGTATCAGAGAGTTTGGTCTTGTGTTAGCTGCTCAAACAGCTAAGGGTGCTACCCAGGAGGTTGCTGTAAAGGCAGCTCGTAGTGCTGGTAATGCAACAATGGCTCGTATCATACGAGAAGGATCTGAACAGGTAGCTGCATCAGCTGTCAATCGTCAAGCAGCTAAAGCACTTGCTTCTAAGAATGGTATTGCACGTCTAGCTCAAGCTGGGGCACTGAAGGACATTGCAGGAACAGTAGCTATTGATGGTGTAGTTAATGCTGGTATGGAGGCCCTGTACCAAGGTAACCTGATTGAGTTAGGTGTACGTAAAGACGTAGATGAATTAGGTATCGGACTAGCTTTCGTAGGTGGTGCGGTTCTTGGTGGTGTCCAAGCCACCCGTATCCTGATGAAAGGTTCGTCTGGTATCAAGATGCCATCTCTCGAAGTTGAGATACCAACTACTAAGAACTTGATGACTGAGCTAACTGATTCTCTCAAGGCCTACTCTGATGAGACTGTGCCTAAATCTGGTACTTGGGCTCAGAAGGTCTCTGCTGGTAGGGACGTACGGTCGCCTGATACAGAGTTCTTCCAAGACCTACTCCTTGGTCGGGCTAATGCTGATACAGGTGAGGTTTACTTTAAAGGTCTCGCTCAGCTGACTTCAGAGCGTGGTCTCGTACATGTAAAGAAGAACAAAGAGGACTTATACTCCGACTGGATGGCTGACATCATTAAGGATGCTTCCCCCAAAGAGGTAGATGACTTTGTAGCTGTTCTTAAACAGAACTTCAAGATGAACTTCAAAGAGCTCGATGGTATCTCTCCAGATGACTTCGGAAACCTATTCGCACGTAAGTCAAGTGAGTCGGGTGCATCCCTTGGTGCTATCGGTCGAGCTGCACAGCTGAACCAAGTAGACATCTCTAAGTTAGACGTTGGTTCCTTCGTGGACAAAGCTCTTGATGCTGGCTGGTCTTCGGGTAAGTTTGCTGGTAAGACAGGAAAGTTGGTCTCTGACTACCAAGGACGAGTAGTACGTCTCCTCGTAGCACACCCATCCACCTCTGCTCTCAACGTCTCTGGTTGGGCAGGTGGTGCAGCCTTTAACACTGTGTCTGATTTGTCACAGGCCTTGCTCCACGTTGGGCACGGTACGATGAAAGCTGTCGTTGGATCGGCTGGGGCTAAGGCTGACATTGATGTTGGCTTCGGTATGCTTAAGTCAGTAGGTAACCGCGCTCGTCTGCTCCTCGACAACAGAGCCACAGGTGAAGCCTTCCAAGACTACCTTAATGTACGTAGCCAGTTCCTCGGTGACCTTAACGATGTTACATCAGGTGGTGTAGAACAGACTACTAAGAACTTGTTTGATGGTAAGCTATCACCTACTGAACTCATGATGGGTTCACGGGTTGACTCAGTTGTAGATGGTCTACAGCGGGCTACCTTCGTGCAGGGGCAGGATGCTCTAACTAAGTCTCAGGAGTTTATGTACCAGATCGATAAGGCCCTACGCACAACTGGCATTGGCATGGAGGACGGTACTACTCTCCGTTTCAAGGGTGGTTACAACGAGTTCTTTGATTCCACGAAGAACCCTGCCATCTCTCAGATCATGCGTACTAAGCAGTACCGTGAGATGGAATCTGGTGCAGTCAACAGGACTATGGAGGGTATCTTCTCTAAGTCCTTCAAAGGTAAGGATGCTATTGGTGAGGTAGCTGCTGTAATTGAGGATGCTCGTAAGATCCCAGGTATCGGTCTGATGGTACCATTCGGTCGCTTCTTCAATAACACTGTCTCCTTCTCTACGTCTGCTACACCACTTGGTCTTGTAATGAAGGCTATGGGTAAGTACGACGATCGTAGCTTCAAGGAAGTCTTCTCTAAGGCCCTTGTTGGTACGACCATGATCTACACAATGGCTGATCGGGAGTCATACCTCCGTGAGCTTGGCTTAGGTATCGGACAAGATATCGATAACACAGGTGAAGTTGTTGATGTTAAGTTTGACTATCCAGCTTCTTTCTTCAAGTACGCTGCTCGTATTGCTTCGTACCACATGGAAGGTATGCCTGTACCTAAGGAGATCGTTGCTCAGTTCGAGAAGCAGTTTGGACTTGGTGGTCTAACTAAGAACCTAACGACAACCCAGAGTGACATCGTTGCTGTAACAGAGGCTCTCATGAGCGGTGACACAGCTGCTGCTTGGAAAGAGACTAGGGGTGTCATGGGTAAGGTCGGGGCGCAGGTTGTTGCAGCTGCTACTCGTCCTATCGGTGCAGTCAATACTGTAGTAGGTGTAATGAACCGTGACACATATATCACACCTGATCGTAGACAAGGACTCGGTCACATAGCCAATACTGCTCTCCGTAACTTTGACCAGATATCCTTGTTGCTTACTGGTAAGAAGCCTGTGCAGAAGTTCTCAGCAGCTCAAGGGGCTGTAGATGTTCAACCTACTGCTCTGATTGGTGCTCGTACACTTAACTTGACATTCACTGAACGCCTCCTGAATAACGTAGGTATCGAGTCCTACACCATCAACGAAGCAGTGTCATTAGCTAACAAGGCTCCTGAACAAGCCAATCGGTACCACGAGATCTTCTTTAACTACATTGAGGAAGAGTCTAAGTACCAGTGGGAGCAGAATGACTTCGCTAAGAAGCCTGAGGCATACAAGAGCCTAGTACAGAAGCAGATCGTAGCTAACGCTAAGAAGTATGCTGAGACTATGCTATACGTCGAAGGCTCCCGTGACCCTAACAACAACATGAACATGATCTTCAGCATCCATAAGGGTAACTCTGAAGCTGACGTGAACTGGGCTGTAGAGCAGATGGGTCTCCAGGATATCGGAGAAGCAACAGCTGTTCAGTTGTCTGGTATTCAAGCATTGATCCAAGGAAAGGATACAATGGATTACCTTGAAGGGGCTAGACGGTAGTACAAACACAAAGAAAAACCCCCAAGGCTTCTTAGGGCCAAGGGGGTTCATTAGGTGGTACGTTACTTACTTGTTATTATATCGAAGCAAGAGATCGACATATCTGTATGCTTCTTCTACGAGTTCTTCTGCTCGCTGTCCTCTACCTGACGCTAGCAACCCAGATAGTACTGAAGCTGCTAGTAGTTCCCGTGGAGTGGAGAGACTCTGTTGGGGACTGGTATCAGGTAGAATCTCTTTAGACTTCTCTCTAAGGAAGTCCTTGGCCTCTTGTTCCAGTGTTGGAATGGGAGGCTTCTTGCTTTTAGGGGTAACCTTTTTGATGTCTAGATACTCCTTGTACTGCTACACTCTTAGGAGGAGTATACCATAAGCATACCCCTCTTGTCAAGTACTATTTAGAGTAAGTGTTAATGACTTCGTCTACAAGGCCATGCTTGAGGCACTCGTCAGGTGTCAACCACTCATCTGTAGCGTGTAGGAGGTGCTTACGGATGTACTTCTCTGACTTCTTAGTGAACCTCTTGTAGTGGTTCACCATACGATTACCTGCCATATCGAACTCTTTGATCTTAGCGTGGAGTTCATGTTCCTTACCTTGGCTACCCCAGCTGTACTGGTGGGACATCACTGAGGTGTTGTGTGTCACCATACGCTTCTTACCTGCCATGATAGTCAGGACACCACAGGAGGCTACTAGTCCGTGCCCCATCGTATTGACTGGGATCTCTGACATCATCATAGCGTCAATGAGATGGAAGGCTGAGTGTACTGAACCTCCTGGGCTATTGATGACTAAGGTAATGGAATCTGGTCGTAGCTCCTCTGGCATGAAGTTGTACTCATAGATTTGAGCTACCAGTGGCATGATCTTCTCTTGATCGAACTTGTCTGTCAGGAAGAGGATACCTGATTCACGGAGGTAGGAGCCAGGAGATTGCAATTGGGGTGGAGCTGCTACCTCCTCCTTGTTCTTGTTCTTTTTAGACTTCTTCTTGTTACCGTTGATGATGGTGTTAAGCATTGTTGAGTTCCTTTTCAAATTCATTTAAACGTTTGTATACTGAGAGTAACTCAATGATGGTAGACCATGACTTGAAGAGATACATCATGGAGCCTTCTACACGACCGAAGGCACGAAGGATCTGCTGCATAGCCCCTAAGGTGATAGCACCACCTACGATTGCTGGAGCAAGTACGATGTAACCTACTAGTACGTTAGCTTGGAGACAAGTAAGGCGAGCTACGTTAAAGATGGCGTACCGTGCATAGTTAGTATAGTGTATTTTACGTACAGTGTCAAACACTTCGTTTAGTGTCTTAGGTCGAATCATATCCTCGTCTTCTGCGTGTACTAAAAGCTTACGGTAAGCTGCTTCACGAGCTTGGATGTCGTACTCGATGTTGACTAGACGGAGTACATGCCCTACGACGAGTAACACGACTGTGATACCTGTTGACCAGATGACAGCTGAAGCTACGAGACCGTACTGCCACTCACCGAAAAAGGTGACTGTGATACCCATTGAGAGACCCATAAGGATTGGAAAGAAGGCTACAAGGACCATGATGCTCTCTACGAAGGAAACACCTAGACCCTCCATGATACGAGAGAACTTGACTGTGTCTTCTTGGACACGCTGTGAAGCTCCTTCGATGTGACGAGCCTTGTGGAAGAGGGCGTGGTATGTCTCTACCATTGAGGTACGCCAGCGGAACAACCAGTGCTGCGTGAAGAAGCTCACAGAGAGGGCTACAGCGATGTAGATAGCTGCTATGCCACCGAAGGTAGCCAGAGCCCCGTAGTACTCTCCTAGGGTCACTGTACGGTCCCCTGAGAGGGCCTCACCGATCATGTCGTAGAAGGTTCCGAACCAATCGTTAATCTTTACGTCTAGCTGGACTTGGTACCAGAGGGTGAAGAGGATAGCTAGGCTACCCCCGTAGGCCCATAAGGCCCACTCTCTACTTTTGAAGAAGTTAAACATTGTATATCCTTACTCTTTGGTTTCAGGTTGAGAGTCTAAGTCAAGGCTATCGCTAGTCGATAACGTCTGCTGACCTCTTGGGTTGTCATTAGTCTTAATGGACTGGGCATTACCTGCCTCAGACTTCTGCTTGGCTTCCTCTAACTCCTTGGCTGCTTCCCTTGAGTAAGGGATCACATAGAGTCGATCTTCTCCTACGTCTGTCAACCAGACAATGATTGTATCCTCTGCTGTAACTCTGTGGAATACGTAGGTAGCTTCGGCTGGTAGTGCACGATCGGCTGGCTTACCGACCTCTTCGAGGAAGTACGCATAGCCCGTCATAGTACTCAATATGAAGATAGGCAGGATACCTAACTTGATGTAACTCTTTAACTTAGAAGTGTATGTAAGGGCAGCAGCAGCTAACCCAAACGTAATGATTAGAACTATAAGTACTGTCATAAACCACCTACCTTTCTTCGTCCTGTGATCGGTATCTGTACCTCGGTGTTGAGGTCAGTAACCTTACCGTCCTTGTCGATTACAAAGGATAGGAGAGTGCGCTCAGTACGTGGTGTAAGGGCTTGTGCTGTACCCTCGTAGACCAGTCGGTGTGGAGAGATAGATCGTACTGTTGTCTTAACGTCGATTGGATCACCTAGCCTAGAGAAGTAGAATACTCCGATAACGTATTCACCAGCAGGTAAGTCAGAGAAGTTAGCAATCTCGTAGTTACGCTTGATGACAATACGTTCTCCGTTGAGGATGTAGGTGTCGTTACTGGCACCTAGGTCATCCCGTTGGAGTACTACATAACCGCCATCCTTGTTGGCGTAGTAGACTACGTTCCCGTTGGGGCCTCGTACAAACAGGTCCATGTCTTGGGTTAGCTCACTATCCCATTCGATCTCTACAAACATTCTAACTGGTGGGGTAGTCTGCCCCGTTTGGGACACTGGGTTAATCATCAGGAATGCAATGATGAACAAAGAGGTAAACCCTACCAGCAGATTGAAGAGTAGATCGACGAAGGCTAGATTGGATGAGTACTTACGCATTCTCATCTTCCAGGATGACCAGTTGTAGCTTCATGATGATAGAGCTAACGAGACCAACCAGAGACGTAAGCAGTGCAGTCCCCATTCCTGTGGCTAGACTTTCGATAGCACTCTTCATTGAGTCTGTGTCTGTTACGTCGATACCGTCAAAGGTCGAGTAGAGAACCATAAGGAACCCAAAGAGTGTGCCTACCATTCCGAGGGAGAGTGTGACATCTGCAAGATACCATTGTAAGTCCGTTCCTTTATTATCACCTGTTGTGATCCGTAGTCCAACCCAAAGGGAGGAAGCTACCAGAATCGTTAGGTTGATGAGTGAGATGTAAGTGAAGTCGTTGGCTAGGATGAAATGGTAGCCACCAAAGGGTACTAGGGCAGCGTAGAGGCTTACGAGTAGTACAACCTCCGTAGTCCAGAACTTCCAGAATCTAAGATTAAGGTGCATTGTTATCTCCTCCCTGCATGAACAACATGAACCGTGCTGAGTCCCACAGGTGCTCATCGATCCATGCGTCATCAATGTCGTTGTTGTCTAAGTAGTTAATGATGTTATCTTCCTCATTACGTGCGAAGAATGTCATCAGGTCTTCTGTACTGATGAAGACAATGAACTCCTCAGGTGTAGTAACTGCACTGATGATGTAAGGTAGTTCAATCTCAAAGCCATTCTCAATGAAGAAGATAGCTGTGCGTACACCAAACTGCTGACCACGAATGATTAGCATTAGCTTGTCAATATCAACCATGTTCTCATCAGTGACGTACATGTTGTGGAACCCAAGGGCACCAAGGATGACATAATCCTTAGCCCCGATGAATCCAATAGCGCAAGCACTCAGGCAGACGTAACCCCGTGGGACAATGGCTGTGACATCGTGCTTACTCAGTACGCTTGCTACGTTGAAACCCTCATAGGCTAAACCACCCCCCGACACCATACCAACCTTAGTGATGGTAGGATTGGCTGTCAGGAAGTCATCGAGGCGTTGTGCTGTGCCTTCAATGATGTCTCCAGATAGAAGGATCACGTCCTCTTCAGGTAGGTTAACTACCCTAAGCTCCTCTGCGTATAGAGGGCTCGCTAACAGCAAAGCCCCCGCTATAAAACTACGTATCATTTGTGTATCTCCTTGAGTGTCTCATTGGCCCACTTCAAGTACTGTTCAGCTTTCGCCATGTCCTCTGAGGGGTTGCCTTTGTAGAAGGCTCGATGGTTGTACTTCATCACATTACCACGACAGTAAGCGATGAAGCCTTCCTTACCAAGAACTTGTTTGATGTAGTCGATGCACTCGATACCCGCTTGGTTGTAGTGAAAGGGCTTGTCGATGTTGTTGTAGTTGTTATCTTCCATTAGGCATTCTCCACAGTGGCCTCGGTCATCAAGTAGGTGGTCGCAGATCGGGCAGTACTCTCCGTAACGCATTATATCTTCTCCTCATAAAATACACGCACCCATTGTGCGCAAATGTCTGAACGTACAATATCGTCTAGGTCGAACTCCACAATAGGGATAGGAAGCATGTGTTTCTTAGCTAGATGGGTGATCTTCGTAAGGCCGTCTCCGTCCTTGAGGTCTGTCTGCATGATGTCCCCGTTAAGCACGATGGTAGAACCCTCACCTACTCGTGTGAGTAGCATCTTTAGTTCGTGTGTGGTAATGTTCTGAGCCTCATCGCAAATGATGAATGCATCATCGAAACTACGACCACGCATGAGGGCTAGGGGAGCCATCTCAATGTTCCCGTTCTTGATCCCTGTCTCTACTGCACCCTTACCAAGGTGCTTGTTCAGTACGTCAAGAACTGGGAGCGCCCAAGGGGCAACCTTCTCACTAAGGTCTCCAGGAAGGATACCGATCTCTTTGCCTACTGAGATCATAGGACGAGTGATTACGATCTTATTGATCTTCTTAAGGGTATACAGGTCAGAAGCCATTGTGGCTGTTACATAAGTCTTACCAGTACCAGCAGGTCCGAATACGATTACCTGACATGAGCTCTTGATGGCATTGATTAAGTCACCCTGATGGTCAGTCTTTGGGACAAGACCTGAGACAGGTTTAGAACTCGCTCCCTTATAGGTTGTTTCACGCTTAGCTCTTGTAGCTTTTGGCTTTGGCTTTTGTTGCATATTGTGTTCCTATTAAACTGAAAAAGGGAAGCGCCTCTCGGTGCCTCCCCTAAGTGTATCACACTTTGTATTGCCTTGTCAAGGCTACCTTGGTACCAGACAGGGGAATTGAACCCCTCGATGTCGGTGCTACTGACGCCTAGTGTAGCGGTTGCCCAAACATCGGCAACTAACATCGGCAAACCTGCTCTGGTATCTTGGTCCGCTGCACAGGACTCGAACCTGTAACCTAGTCATTAGAAGTGACTTGCTCTGTCCAGTTGAGCTAGCAGCGGTATTCTTAGTTACTCACAGGTACGTAGGCCTGTGTTAACGTCGTAGTAGCAAGCTGCACCGAAATCTCCCTCGTCTACGAAGTCACTGTTGTCTTTGTCTTCTACCTCAGGTGCTACGTCTTCAGAAGCGGAGGCGTTTAGGATACCGTACCGCTTACCTGATGCACGGAAGGTTGTGCAACCTGATGCACCTCCGTCGTATGCTGCCATGTATACGTCCTTGAACTCAGCCCAAGTAACATCATCTCCTACGTTACAAGTCTTAGAGCAAGCTGAGTCAACGTATCGAGAAGCAATGTTAAGGACCTTTACATGGGCCATAACTGGTAGATCATCAGCCTTACGACCTTTGACACCGAAGACACGGTAACCGTAGTCATCTACTCGTTCTACCCGTGGACCATCAAAGGTCTGGATAGTACGATCGAAGCCGTAAGAGAACACTGGCTCAATACCTGAGGATACGTTGTCAGCTGAGAGGCTGATGGTACCTGTTGGTGCTACACTGAGTAGGTGGCTGTTACGAATACCGTGGCGCTCAATGAGGTCACGGATGTCTGATGGCAGTGTCTTACAGAAGTCACTCTCAAGCATCTCACCACGGTACAATGGGAACGGACCCTTCTCAATTGCTAGTGAGACAGAGGACTTGTAGCATGTGTCACGGATAGTCTCCATGATCTCCTCAAGTGTGTTGAGGAACATAGGTGAACCGTACTCATGGCCCATTGCTTCGATAGCATTAGCTACGCCAGTAACGCCAAGACCCATACGACGTTTAGACTTAGCTTCTAACTCTTGTGCTTTGAGTGGGTAGATTGCACGATCAACTACGTTATCCATTGCTCGTACTACAACAGGGATGTCGTGCTTTAGCTTCTCGTAGTCGAACGAGTACGTACCGTCACGTCCGTAGACGTACTTAACCAAGTTAAACGAACCTAAGAGACAGGCACCGTTAGGGGGCAGGGGCTGCTCACCGCATGGGTTAGTCGCTGCAATAGTCTCGCAGTAGTGGAGGTTGTTCTTCTTGTTGATACGGTCGATGAACAAGATGCCTGGCTCAGCCCAGTCCCATGTACTACGCAGGATATCATCCCACAGTGCACGAGCGTTGATCGTATCGTATGTACGGCCATCAAAGACTAGATCAAAGGTTGTGTCATCTTTAACTGCTTGCATGAATGCATCAGTAACACCGACAGATAGATTGAACTGAGTCAGAGCAGTAGAGTTGTTCTTGATCCGAATGAACTCAGCGATGTCTGGGTGGTCAACGCGTAGTACACCCATCTGAGCGCCCCTACGGTGGCCAGCAGAGCTGATAGTCTTACAGACTGCGTCAAAGATGCCCATGAAGCTCAGAGGGCCGCTAGAGCGGCTGTCAAGGCCCTTGATGAGGGCACCTGAGGGGCGTAGGGTGCTGAAGTCGTAACCAATACCACCGCCTAGTTGCATCGTTGTAGCAGCCTCCTGTGCTGCCTGCATGATACCTTCCATTGAGTCGGGGATGGTCATACTCACAAAGCAATTGTACGGGGTAACTCGGCGTGGTGCACCCATAGCGGACTGTACTCGTCCAGCTGGCATGAAGCGCATGTCGTATAGGATGTCACGGAACTCTTCGAAGTGAGAGTCAGAGTCTTGTAGTGCACCAGCTACCCGTGTCATAGCTGCCTTAAAGCTCTCGCCCTTAGAGCGGTACTTCATAGCATGGATCTCCTCTGAGATGCCGATCGTTGGTCCATAGTTGTGCTCTGGAAGGGAGTTCTTAATCATGTAGTTAGTTCCTTATCAAATATCATCATAACGAGTAGGTAAGAGTTGTTCTCTAAGTTCATACCAAGTCACTTAAGTCTGCTGGTTTATAGTTCGGGCCCTTCAGGACCTTACCGTCCTCACGGTAGATAGGCTTACCGTCTTCACCTAACTTGCTCATATTGCTCTCGTGGACTCGCTTGAAGGCTGCGTCGATAGGTAGTCCATACGTTGCTGCGTAACCGTAGACTACGTATAAGATGTCAGCCAGCTCCTTAAGTAAGTTCTCCTTGTCAGTAGCATTTGCAAACTCATCTACTTCCTCTGTGATAAGTTTGAATCGCATGGCCTCAAGGTCAACGTCGTACCCCTCGTCAAACATGTGGGGTTGACTCAAAGGCTGTCCCATAGCGTAGGTAAAATCGGCAACCATCTCAAAGTTTGAAACACTCATTCTAACTCCTCCACTTCCATTGACTTAATCTTCACATCGTCAAGGTCGTACATCGCATTTCTAATCATCTCAGTAACAGACTCAAGTCGATCTGCTACACTAGCATCCCAATAGAAGGAGCTAGAGTCTACTTTAATACGAAGACTTACTTCGAATTCCATTGTGTTCTCCTAGTCAAAGAGTGCAGTTATACCACACGTTGTTGGGTGTGTCAAGAGGATAGAGAGGTGACTACTTGTCACCCCTAAGTCTTGCTTCAGTATCCTCATCCATACTCCCGTCGCAATGTCTGAAGACTAACAAACTGTGGTTCGTATACACCGTTGGAAACAGCTCTCTTGACGACCACACCTTTCCACCAATCGTTGTTTGCTTGACCAGCCCAATCTTCCTTAGCACCTTTGAAACACCCTGCGACCAACCCGATAGCGCCACCAGTACCTGCACCATCCTTAAAATACATATCACGCTTATGAGAATGACCAACAGTGCAAGACCTGTAGCGATTTTGGATAAGCCCATAAGCGTGGTGAATGCCAGACAGAGCGCGGCCAAAGTTACCAGCCCCCACAAAGTGAGCGTAGTCCACACCATCGTAGTTATAGATCTTGGGCGCTCCATGCTCGTACTCGTGGTACTCGTCGAACCACTTGTTTGTTTGAAGATGTTTGAAACTAATGCCATACTTCTTACCTTCTAGTCTTGGATCAAAACCAATTGCTGTCTTGATGCGGTGTTCATGGTTACCTTCGAAGCCGTACCAAGCAGGTTTCTTACGCTTGTTAGCCTTGAAGTAGTGGCGTAGTCGTTCTTGTGAGTCGTTGTAGTGCTCAATGTCCTTCTCGTAGGACTGACTTACGATAGCCTCAGGCTTCCGTGTGTCGAAGCTGTTGAGGGAGCGCATGTCAGCGCCATCCCCAAGGTCTACAACGTAGTCAGGTTTGATGTCATACAAGAACTTACCTAACCATGTATAACGCTCGTTGCTTGTCTGTGGATCACTGTGTCCACAACTAAACACTACTGCTGTCTTATCCATCTTTACTTTCCTTCATCCAGTCTTCTGGAACTACTTTATCTGAGTACAAGAAACCGTGACTATCACACCAATCCGCATAGGAACCTTTAGCACCCTTGTATAGCTTAGCTCGTGAGTTACTAAACACGAACCTAATGTCTAAGTCTGGGTACTGCTTCTTAATCTCTTTGTGTTTCCTGCGGTCTGCTGAAACGAACCGCCCTTTGGTCTCAATGATGATACCGTTCTCAAGTACGAAGTCAGGGGTATACGTTCTAACCTTACTGTCTAACCACTTGATCTTCTCCTCTTCGTAGGTGAAGGTAATACCTCGTTCCTTGAGGTTCTCAGCCATCTCCTCCTCTAGACCTGATCGGTAACCAGCTGCGAGGGCTCGTTGTCGTGTTGCACTCCGTCTCATGACCAGTCGTCCGACTCGTCTACCCGTAGTTCCTTGACTACTTTAGTCAGGTATACAGGACCGTGGCTGTAGGCGTAGAGCTTAAGGCCAGGCCAGCAAGCTCGCTTGAACTCGCAGTAGGAGCACTCCATCTTCAGCTTCATGTTAGGTGATGTCTTACTCTGTGGTTCATCCTCGAAGCCACGCTCAGGTGGTACCTTCTGTGTTACCATCTCCTTGATAGCCCTGATCTCTTCTTCCTTGGTCTTCATCTCCTCAGTCAGATCATAGACATCTAAGCAGATATGTCCATTCACCTTGTCTATCACTAAGAAGGCACCGTGTGACTTATTTGTCACAAGTGGATCATCTTTAGCTGCGTAGACATAGGAGGAGAGTTGAGAAATGTAACCGAAGGGGTCTTGTTCTCGTAGGTTACCTTCTTGGAACTTCTTGAAGGAGTAGGGAGATGCTGACTTAACGTCAACTGTCATACCGTCGATGACACAATCTCGGCTACCTTTGATGCCGTGTGCTTCCATACGGTCCTGTTGGCCCACAACGCTGTGTCCTGCTTGCTGTGCAATACATAAAGCAAGCTCTTCAATCATGTCACCATAGAAGAACTTGAGCAGGGCGTTGGCTCGTAGTGGTTGAGCTAACTCAGTCTGGTTGATCTTGTACCAGAGCTTACGGTTACAGGGTGTACCAAGGCCTGACATAGATAGATAACCGCGAGGTTCCTGTGGTTTGTCGAAGCGGCTCTTGGCTAGTGTGGCTACCGTGGAGGCCATGTTCTGACCAAGTAGGTAGTCCCACCCGTTGTTGCCAAGGATCACGTTCTCCATGTCCTCGACTAGTGTCTCAATACTCTTAGTCATTGTTGTTATTCCTTATAGAGTCGTGTCCCTTTAGTGGTTAGAGTGAAAAGGGAGCCACTGGGACTCCCTCTCTCCGTACTTAGAACGGAATATCTCCTGGACTCTTCTTAGCTGCAGCAGGTGGGGCTTCTGCCTTCGGTGTGTCCTTGGTGTAGTCCCGTGGCTTGATACCTGCTGACTGACCTCCTGCACCTTCGAAGGCTACGTGGTCGATAACCTGTACCCCGTTGAGTCGGCAACCCTTGCCCATCTTGGTGTCGTAGACATCTACGAAGACTACACCAACCGTACCATTGCCGATCAGCTCACCATCGTCCCACTCCGAACCGTCTGGACCGAAGACCTTAGGTGGACCAGCTGCCCACTCTCGGTCGAACTTGTCTTTCCAAGGGCGCTTGAACTTGACTCGATAGCCACCCTCTGATTCCTTTGCTTGTTTTCGGATACCAGCATCCTTCATTGCTTTCAGCGTCTTGTCGTCCATGATGAGGTCAACGGTTGTAGCACCGTCTGTCTCGATGTCGTACTCTCCATTGTCACGGTTGGACTCAAAGAGCTTAGCCCACTCAAGTGTGCCTGTCAGTTCAATTGTCTTAGTAGCCATTGTATATATC